ACGGAAAAAGAACTTGGCATTAAATGAACCCTACGAAAATAGACTCACTGGTATAGTGGAGAACCTCATAGGTACAGAGGATGCTGATGATCTAATGGTTGATATCATTGATAGATTATCAGATGGAGTAACACCAGTACCTGACTTAGGAAAGTATTATACTTTTATATACAAAGCAAAGACTCCTAACATTACATACGATACTAATCCTCTCGTTGCTGTTACAGAGTACATGCCAAATGGATTCAAGGGATACAACTTTCATTGGAATAGAATGAGAAACTATACCTTCATGGAGGTAGTAGGACAGTTATATTATGTGAACCCATCAGAGATTGATGAACTCAAGACTATTCCCTATCAAAATTTTGTTCTAAATAACTAAAAAGAAGTATAGTGGCAGACGTTAACTATTCAATTCTAACCGAAAATAAAGAACGGGTAGTAGGTTCTATAAACCCAGAGAATCCTAATAGTCCTAGAACTATTACTGTGACAAAGGGTGGTGTGTCTAATACATATAGACAAAATATGGATAGTGATGATCCTGGAATTAGAGGAAAGTTTTTCAGTACTAAAAATGGAGTAGTGTGGGACGGTGAACCTGCTGCTGGCAACTCAGTAAGAGAAGCACAAGCACAACAGATTGATAATCAAAATGTTAGTGATGCAATAAAAGAAAACTTTAAAGAACAAAACGCAGCAAATCCAAATTTAAAATCAGATACAGAAGGTGGAGATACAGAAGGTGGTAAAGATAAAGGATCATCAACAACATTTGGAGACGCAACAAATGCTGGTCCGAAAATAAAGAAAAGGACATATGATGATTTACGTTACCCAGAAGCACAACTTTCTAAGGATGCAGACTACATGCAAATCCTCATGTTGGAATATGTACCTGGTAAATTTAAAAGAGGTAACAGAGCATCTGAAAGACAAATGAACACATTAGGTTCTGTCATTCTTCCTATACCACCAGGACTTGCTGATAATAATCAGGTTTCATGGAACCAACATCAGATGAATGCATTACAAATGGGAGGTGCTGCAGCAGCAATTGATGTAATGAATAGTAATAAGTTTCTTGAAGCTACAGGAGAAAAAGCATCTCAAATGTTAGAGAACGCTAAAAATAATAGTGGTGAACTTGGAAATGCAGCAAAATTAATGTTAACAGGACAAATACCTGGCATTAATGCTAGTACAAATCAATTGCTTGCAAGAAATCAAGGGCAAATAATTAACCCTAATATGGAAGTATTATTCAATGGGCCAGCAATACGTTCTTTCTCGTATACATTTAGATTAACTGCTAGAAATGAAAAAGAAACAGGAACCATTAGAAAAATAATTAGGTTCTTTAAGCAAGGGATGTCAGTAAAAAGATCATCTGGTGAAAGTATATACTTAGATTCTCCTAATATATTTCAACCTAGTTTCCATACTGGAAGTAAGGAGCATCCATTCTTATATAAAATGAAAAGAACAGCGTTGACAGGTTTTGTTGTGAACTATGTACCAGACGGTACTTATATGACATTGCCAAACTCTTCAATGACTGCATATGAAATAAGATTAGATATGCAAGAACTAGATCCAATCTTTGATGAAGATTATGCAAATGACAACGACACAACAATAGGTTTCTAATGTCTAATTACTTTAAACAACTACCAAACTTTGATTACATCTCTCGTATCAATGAGAGAAAATCTAATCGTGATTACTTAGAAGTTAAAAACTTATTTCGTCGTCCAATGATAAGAGAAGATATTTTTAGTAACTTCATGTCCTTCACTAAGTATAAAATAGTAGGAGATGAAAGGCCAGATGAAGTTTCTTATAAAATATATGGTGATGAAGATTTAGATTGGGTAATTCTTCTTGCAAATAATATAATCAATGTAAGAGATGAATGGCCAATGTCACAGGGAGATTTTAATAACTATCTCTCAGAAAAGTATGGTGATGTTGGTGGTGCAGATTTAATTAAACACTACGAAACTATACAAATCAAAGACTCTAAAGGAAAAATATTTGTACCAAAAGGAAAGATTGTTGACTCAACATTCAAAGCAACCTTCTTAGATAGTGGAACTAATCAGTTAGTTGAAGTAAGTCCTATACAAGGTATAACTTATCGTACCTATGAAGAAAGACTCCAGGATGATAAAAGAAATATCAACATCCTAGAGTCTAGATTTTTATCGTATGTCATAGACGAAGTAGAAACTTTGCTAGACTACGAACCATCAAGTGAATACATTAACCCAAAATTAAAGAGGGGAAGTAACCCCAATTTAGGTTAACTATTCGTTAGCAAGTTTCTGGAAATAACTTAAAGCATCATCCTCATCAGCATCTGTTGCCTGTGTAGTAACAGGAGGAGCAGCGACTGCTGCTGCAACAGGAGCACGTGTATTATCCTCTACTTCAACTTCCTCATCAAAACGAGGACGTTGTGCTTGCTTCTGTCCTAAGACAGACTTAAGACGACGTTCTAAATCTTCATATGATTTGAAGTTAGACTGTGAGGTGAACTCAGCAACAGAGTACTCTTTTTTCCAGAGTGCTTCAAGTGCATCATCGTCATCAAGCAGAGGTGCAGGAGCATCAAACTCTGACTTGTCATAATTCCAGTAACCATCAACCTTGCGTATCTTAAGTTTGAAGTTTGCACCTTGCCAGAAATCGAAAGGATTAATGGGTGTCTCATCTTCAAACTCAGGTTGCATTGCTGCGGTTAACTTATCAAAAATCTTCTTCCCAAACTTGAATAGGAAGACTCCTCCTTCATTGTGAGGATTAACTGGGTCTTTTACAACGTAGATGTTTGCATAGTAAGAAAGCTTACGCTTCTGTCTACGAACAACATCCTTATCAGCATCATTACCACTGTTCCATAAGTCCCTATTGTATTCTGATACAGGATCCTTACCACCCATAGTAGTAAGAGAATTTTCTATGTACCAACCACCTGGTCCTTGGAATGCATGAGAATAAACCTTTGCCCAAGGTAGATCCTCACCATCTGGTGCAGGAAGGAAACGGATAACAGCATAACCATTACCAGACTTATCCAGTTCTGGTTTCCAAAGTCGCTCATCAGCACCACCTCTGGTAGTACTTGTCTTCTCTATCTCCTTAACTAATTTGGAGGTGAGCGAACCGAGAGAAGATTGTTTCTTTAGACTTGAAAAAGACATAGATTTGGCTTTTGTTTTGAGATTTGGCTTGTGTGTACCTATTGATTATAATATTAAAAAGAACTATTGTCAACCTGTTGTTTCATAATACCAATCATCTTTTCCATATTGGAAAAGACACTGGCCATATCAACATCCTTGGGCATCCCCATCATAACAGCAGATTCTTGGATGTTCTCTCTCATTTTCTGTGCTTCAGGATCATCTGATAAACTCATGCGAGCATAGAGTACCCTTTGCTTTTCAAGAAGTTCATGAAGCAGTTCAATGTGTTCTACTTTCGTATCATTATCCATCTGAGGAAAATTAAAGACATCCCCATAGATCTCCTCTTGAAGATCTTGAATGTCTGCCATTTCCTTACGGACAATATCAGAATCGAAAAACGTCAATTTCTTTCAACCTCATCAGAAGTTTCAGTTTCAGTTTCAGTTACATCTTGACTTTCTTGAATTTGTTCAAGAACATCAATAGCTCCTAGAAGTTTAAGACGAGTTTCACTGACAGTAACCAGTTGCTCTCTTAAATTTTTAAGAACTTCATCATTAGTCATTGCCATTAATTACAACCTCCTTAAGGACTTTTTTATAAAGTGGTACATTAATATTTAGGAAGGGTGCATATTTTTTAATCCGTCTACTGACGGTTTGCCACACTGGATCCTTCAACTTACTGTCAAAGTTTTTAACGTACCCAAGTATTCTATCACATATCACAAGAGTTTCAAGAGTAGTGTAACCACCCAAGTAACTTTTTAATATATGAGGGTGTCCTTTTCTACAATCAAACACCTCATCCAACTTCCTATCAAACAATACATCCACATCCTCTTTAAAAATATATGACAATGACTGTACCTTCTTCTTCCATTGTGTAAAATTTTTATCTCCTTCCTTTATTATCTCTCCTATCCATAATGTTTCTGGATCCTTACAACTAACAAAGTTTGCTAAGAAATAATCCTCTATCTCCTTATCTGGGTGTGCTCTAGACATCTTCTCAAAGAAGTACCTGTCCTTACGTTTATGAAATGCTTGTAAGGTAGCACGAGAACGACCACAATACTTATGGTAATCATACTTATCTCTAGTGAAGTGTTGCTTCATTGCAAGATAAGTTTTATATGTTTCAAAAGGCATCATCCAGGTAATGGTTTGATAATAATCCGATTGTTTTCGTAGTCTGCTTTAAACTCTAACGCAACATCATGCTCCCACATAAGTTCTTCATATAATGCATTGAGACGATCCATATCCTCCCAAAGATTATTGATATGTTCTGGCAAATGATCGTCTTCCATTTAAAAAAAGTAATAAGGGAAAAAATTGGCAGGATTTTTTTTGGGGCTTTTATGAAACTAGATTGGCAATTTCGCACGGGATGTGCGTTTTAAAAAGTTTAACTCCTGTGCATCGTACTTAAGTTTTTCTTTAAGGGGCTTTGATAATAATTTAGGTACAGACTCAAGTTCAATTGTGTTCTGATCACAATAAACTATAATTGCTTCAATGTAATTAAGTGAATCATTTTCATGCACCAACTTTTCTATGTCTTGTGCGAATTTGGATGGACAAAGAAACTTCTTCTCCAACACTGCGTTTAGTTCTTTATCCATTACCATTAGATTTGAGATTAGAGGAGACAAATTTCTTTATATACTTAACTAGTAGTTTAATATACTCGTCTTTGTTGCGTTTGTCAAATATTTTTATGTCGCCACCAGGTGTAACCATCATAGTAATAAGTTTCTTAACAGGTATACCTGTTAAC